CGGCCTGGGCAGCTACGCGCATCCGCTGCCGGCGGGCGTGACCCAGATCGGCTACGTCAACCTGGGCAGCTACGCGCATCCGCTGCCGGCGGGCGTGACGGAAAAATACGGATGGGCGCGCTATCATAACGCCAAGATTAAGAAGGCGGCTTCGTAATGGCCGTCTCTCTCGAAAGCTTGCGCCGCACCGGTGCGGCCAAGCCCCCGATCCTCCTGGCATATGGCGTCCACAAGATCGGCAAAACCACCCTGGCCGCCAGCGCGCCGGCGCCGGTATTCATCCAAACGGAAGACGGCGATGGCGGCTTCCTGCAGTTCGATACGTTCGGCCTGCTCAAGTCCTATGGCGAGGTCATCGAGGCGATCGCCGCGCTTGATACGGACGAACACAGCTTCAAAACCGTGGCAATCGACAGCATGGATTGGCTCGAAACCCTCGTCTGGCAGCAAGTCTGCAAGGACAATGGCTGGAAAACGATCGAGCAGCCGGGATATGGTGCCGGCTATATCTCCGCCAGTTCGTACTGGAAAGAGATTTTCGACGGCCTGGCGTGGCTCCGCGACGAACGCCGCATGTCTGTAATCATGCTCGCGCACTGCGAAATCAAGCGGTTCGACAGCCCCGAGACGGACCCGTACGACACATACCAGCCCAAGCTGCATAAGACGGCGCGCGGGCTGCTCTCCGAGTTCGCCGACGCCATCCTGTTCGCCAATTACCGCACCAGCACCACAAAGGCTGACGTGGGCATGGGCAAGAAGGTGACGCGCGCAGTCGGCGGCGGCGATCGCGTCCTCTACACCGAGAAGCGCCCGGCCTTCGATGCCGGCAACCGCTGGCGTATGCCGCCATCCCTGCCGCTCGATTGGGCAGCCGTGGCCGAACATATCCCCTACTTCAACCCCAAGGCCGCGCAAGCCGCGCCGGCGATGGAGCAATAACACATGGCGCAGATTGACTATTTCGACCCGTCTAAGGTTGAGCCGGCCCAGCCGTTCGACACGATCCCGCCCGGCGATTATGTGGCGCAGATCGTCAAGTCCGACATGGAGGATACGACCACCGGCGGCCGTATGCTGGTGCTGGAATTCGACGTTCTGGAAGGCGAGTTCGCCAATCGCAAGCTTTGGGCGCGCCTCAATCTTGTGAATTCCAGCGCCCAGGCCGTGCAGATCGCCCAGCGCGAGCTTTCCGCCATCTGCCATGCGATCAATTCGCCGCCGATTTCGGATAGCGAGGCGCTGCATTTCCAGCCGATGATTATCACGGTGAAGGTGCAGCCCGGTGGCCGCAACGAGCGTACCGGGAAAGAGTTCGGCCCGAAGAACGAGATTAAGGGTTACAAGGCCGTCGCCGGCGGCACGCGCACCGCGGCGCCGGCACGCCAGACTTCCGCCCAGCCTGCCCCGGCCGGACAGACCGCCCCCGCAGCCCAGACTGCCCAGGGCGCCGGTGCTGCCCCCGCCGGGCCGGCCTGGCGCCGCAATCGGCCGGCTTAACCGGCATGGTCCAGCTTCCCGATGCACCGATGCCGACCGTCGAGGCGATCTACGCCGCGTATGAGGCGCGCCAGGATAACGGCTGGCGCCCCCACCTGGGCGGCTCTGTCATCGGGACGAAGTGTGAGCGCGCTTTGTGGTACGGCTTTCGCTGGGCCACAAAGAAGCGGCACCCGGGCCGGCTGCTGCGCTTGTTTCAGACTGGGCATCTTGAGGAACCGCGTCTGGTAGACGATCTTCGGGCCATCGGATGCGAAGTGCAGGACATCGACCCGGAGACGGGCAAGCAGTGGAACCTGCGTGACGCCACAGGCCATTGTGGCGGATCGATGGACGCTGTGTTGCTTGGCATCCCCGAGGCGCCGAAGACATGGCACGGCGGCGAGTTCAAGACGCACTCGCAAAAGTCGTTTGACGCGCTGGTTAAGGATAAGGTGAAGGTTTCGAAGCCGCTGCATTGGGCGCAGATGCAAATCTATATGTTCTGGTCTGGCCTGACACGTTTCCTCTATCTTGCCAGGAACAAGAACACGGACGAATTGTATCAAGAGCGTGTCGAGTCCGATCCGGCAGAAGGTGCGCGGCTCGACGCCAAGGGCGCGCGGATTGTCAACGCCTCGCGGGCGCCGGAAAAGATCGCGTCGAAAGCTGACTGGTACGAATGCAAAATGTGCGATCATCATGCCGTTTGCTGGGAAGGAAAACAGCCCGAGCGGCATTGCCGCAGCTGCCTGCATTCTACCCCGGCCGCTGGCGGCATCTGGACCTGCGCCAAACATCATTGCGACATCCCTGCGGATTGCGAAGCGCTGGGGTGCGAGGATCATCTTTTTATTCCTGATTTCATCGACGGTGAAGTCATGGACGCATCAGATCATGGCGTCGTCTATCAGCTTAAGGATGGATCGCTCTACACAGACGGCGTTCCATTCTAATCAGTTCGACGGTGGCCGCCTCCTTTCGGGTCCGTTGCGGGACCTTCATAGGCCGCGCTCCCTAACCGTTCCGTCCGTCATTGCGTTTTCCAGCGGAACGGCATGGGCAAAACCTACCGGCCAAAAGGACAATTCCAATTGTCCTGAAATTGGAAGGTTAAGTGCGGCAATAGCTTTTCTCAATCCATCAACGGAGTTTTCAGCGTGACGAAAATCAAAGATGGCCTCTCGTTCTCCACGGAAGTTTCGACCCTGCGCCATGTGCTGGCGCGCATGGCGTCCGTGGTCGAGCGGCGCAACACGATCCCCATACTCGCGAACATCCATATCGTTTCTGACGGTTCGGAACTTGTCATCTCGGCGACTGATCTGGAGACGAAGCTTTCCGAGACGGTCCCGGCCCGCTGCCGTGGTGCTGGCGAAATCACTGTGTCAGCCCCTACGCTGCATAAGATCGCCAGCACCCTGCCGCATGACAGCGTGATCACGATCCAGGCGCATCATGGAGATTCTGCCGGCGTGACGTCGGATGACTTTTCGGCTGAATTATTCACCATCCCCGCAGCGGATTTCCCCGATTACAAGGTCGGCTATTTTCAGAACGATTTCACCATTCCTGCGGCGCGGCTGCGGCGCATCCTTGATCGCGTGAAATATGCCATCAGCACCGATGAATGCCGCTATTATCTGAATGGTGTCTATCTCCACGCCCTGCAGGATGGCAACCTGAAAACCATCGCGACTGATGGCCATCGCCTCGCTGTCTGCACGGCTGATGGCATCGCTGGCGTGGCGGGATTTCCAAGCATGATCATTCCGCGCAAGGTTGTCGGTATCCTGCTTAAGCTTCTTGCCGGCACGATGGCGGACGTGACGATCAGCCAGGCCGGCAATGGCGACCGGATCAAATTCGACGTTGGTCCGATCAGCCTTATGACAAAGCCGATTGATGGCACCTATCCCGATTATGAGAGCGTCATCCCGCGCAGCAATGATCGGCGCCTGGTGGTGGAGAAAAAGGCGTTCCTGAAAGGCGTTGCGGCGGTCAATGCCGTTGGTGGTCTCGGTGGCGGGCGAATGGTGAAATTATCGCTCTCCGCCAGCGGGTCGGAGCTCTCATCTCAGTCTGTCGATGCCGGATCGGCGAAGATCAAACTGAATGGCGCCACGCAATACACCGGGCCGGATATGGAACTCGCCATCCAGGCATCTTACCTCAAAGCCACGCTGGCCATGGCCGGTGATGAGGTTGAATTTCTCATCTCAAACAGTGCCGGCCCTGTCATGGTGCGCTCGATCCCGGATGACGAAGTGATCAACGTCCTGATGCCGATGCGGGTTTAGTCTATGCAGTTTAGGCCATACCAGCGCGCGGCGATCGACGGGATTTTCTCGTATTTTGACAAAAGCTACGGCAACCCGCTTGTCATCATGCCGACCGGGACCGGAAAATCCGTCGTGATTGGCGGGTTTATCCGGGAGGCGTTCGAGGCATTCCCGGACACGCGCATAGTAATGCTTACGCACGTCAAGGAGCTCTTGGCGCAGAACTTCGCGGCTCTCATCCGCATGTGGCCCGAGGCGCCGGCCGGGCTGTATTCTGCCGGGTTGAACAAGCGGGACATCGGCGCGGAAATTCTGATCGCAGGCATCCAGTCGATCCACAAAAAGGCATATCATGTGCAGCGATGCGACATCGTTATAATTGATGAATGCCATCTGATCGGCAAATCCGCCGGCGGCATGTATAATACGTTCCTGAAAGAATTGCGGGATATCAACCCGTATTTGAAAGTGATCGGCTTCACGGCAACCCCATACCGCACGGACAGCGGTAAGCTGCATGAGGGCGATGGGGCGCTGTTTACCGACATTGCTGTCGATATCCCAATCTTGGATATGTTCGAGCAAGGCTATCTGTCGCCCGTCACCACACAGCCGACAACAACCGTCCTGGATGTGACGGGCGTCGGCACCGTGGCGGGCGAGTTCAATGCAGGCCAACTGGAGCGCGCCATGATGGGCGGCGATAACAGCGCCCAGGCAGTGCAGGAAATCGTAACCCTCGGCGCCGATCGGCGTTCATGGCTGGTGTTCTGCGCCGGCGTTGATCATGCGATCCAGGTGCGTGATGCGATCCGCGCACATGGCGTCTCTTGCGAGACCGTCACGGGCGATACGCCTGCAGGAGAGCGCGACCGCATGTTGCGCGATTTCAAATCGGGGAAGCTGCGCGCACTCACGAACGCCAATGTTCTCACCACGGGGTTTGACGCCCCGCGCGTTGACCTGCTTGCCTTCATGCGTCCCACCAAGTCGGTCTGCTTGTATGTGCAAATGACCGGCCGTGGCACGCGCCTCGCAGACGGAAAAGAGGACTGCCTCGTTCTGGACTTCGCCGGTAACATCGCACGGCATGGCCCGATTGACCTGATCGACGTCAAGTCTAAGGAGAAGGGCGATGGCGGAGAGGCGCCGACTAAAGATTGCCCGGAATGCGGCAAGGAGAATTATGCTGGCGTCAGGCTGTGCGTTGAATGCGGATACGAGTTCCCGCCATCTGAAAAGGAAATCGCCGAGAAGGCTTCCGAGGCCGCCATCATCAGCACGCAGAACGTGCCGTTTTGGGCTGATGTGGACGATGTGACCTACCGCCGGCACAAGAAGGAAGGCAAGCCGGATAGCCTGATGGTGGACTATCTGTGCGGGTTACAGCGCTATCGCGAATGGGTGTGCATCGAGCATACCGGCGCGCCGCGGCAGAACGCCGCCAACTGGTGGATGGCACATAGCGCCGAGCCTCTGCCGAACACCGTCACTGATGCCCTCGCGATGGAAACGCGCCTGCGCCGGCCAACGTCGATCCGCATCAAGCAGGATGGGAAATACCAAAGAGTTACAAGTCATAGGTTCGTGTGATGATGCCGGAGAATATGGCGCCCTGGAGGCGCGAATCAGATGAACGACTTGTCGAAGCACTATCATCATTGACAAGGGCAATATGGGATTTGTCAGACAAAATCGATAATATAACGAAACCATCAAACACCGATGAAGAGTCTACGGAGCACTGCATCGACACGCTGTTGCGCGAGGCCGGCGATAACGTGGCCGAAACGCAATATGAACGGAACGTTCAGGCGGCCAAGAAGATCATCCGCAAGCACGGCCCCTGCACAAAGCGCGATATGCAGCGGAAGGGTTGGCGCTTACCTGAGCGAGAGACCGACGAAATACTGCGGATGTTGGTTGAAACGGAAGAAGTCATTTCCACGGTGAAAGAAGGCGGTACTGGCAAGGGGCGGCCGAGCATTCGCTATTCGATCGCTCTATGACAGAGAATGACAACGATATTGTTGCTGCAATTTTTAAAGCGTGGCCTAGCGCCCGCATACTTGGGAAGGCTTCTTACATGATAGATCCGACTGCGCGCGAAATCCGTGCGATTGAACTGGCCTCGGACCCGGCCGGCGAATATATCGACAGCCTGGGCAAAACTGACATGGCCGCCTGGGACGAAAGCGAATGGTATACGTTCCTTGAAGTCGTCATCACCGGCTATCAGGACGGCCTTGTCTCTTCCAACAATGAGCATCGCCACTCATGACGGACCAGCAGTCAATCCTGAAACTCTCGCGCGACGAATTGTTCTACTTGCGCTCTGCGCTGCATTTCCTCGCCGATCCGAAGCGTTGCACGCAACCGCTGCAAGACATCACCGAGAAGGTCAACGCCGCGTTTCAGCGGCTTGACCGGAAGAAGCGCGAGGTAGCAGTCGCGGACAACCAGATGCCGCTGATCGATTACATCGAGACCGGGGCGCCGTGACGGACGCGCCGCTCTGGTGGCTCACCCTGGATGGCGACCGCGACTGCCTAGCGCTGCTGAATTCTGGACAGCGCCGCATTATGGGCGGCGGCGAAAAGCTTCTCTTGCGGACCCGCGAAGGCGATGCCGCGCTTGGGTGGAGGAAAATCGTCAATGCAACAGGACAAGCCAGCGTCTACTGCGCTGTGTTTCGGAATGAAAGTCAATACGAAGCCGCAGAGCTTATCCGTCAGGCTGACAGGATCGCTGATTGCGCGTGGCCTGATTGCCGGCATTACGCCACAATCGACGCGGGAGGGGTCGGCGCAGACGACGATGGACTTTGCTTTTCCGACGCGGGGTGGAAGCGCCTCGCATCGGGTAAAGGGCGGCTGATAACTTTCGAGCGCATCGCGCCGCAGTCGAACGGCAAGACGCGCTATGATACCGAGATCAGGGCGATGATCGGCGCCGGAAAGACGCATGCTCAGGTCGCTGAAATGCTCGGCGTCCACAAATGGATTGTGGATGATGCATGCAAGCGCCTAAATCTTTCGAAGCGGAACGAATTGCATGAGTCCCCCATCAAGTATAACAAACGCCCACTGGTGCAGAAGACTTGCCCGATGTGCCGTAAGAAGCACATGAGTGATCCGGCGATCTGGACATGCGCAGAATGCAAAGAACTTCAAGATCGTGAAAACACCGGCGGTTGCGGAGACTGGTACTAGCCTATGACCACATTGATTGATGATGCCCTGGCGCTGGCTGCCGAAGGCCTACCCGTGTTCCCCTGCACCTTGAAGGGGACAGACAAAAGCCCGGTCTGCGCCGGGGGGCATAAAGCGGCCACGCGCGAGCCGGGCCGCATCCGCTCGCTGTTCGCGCACAGCGCTGCCAACATCATCGGCATGCCCACCGGCGAGGTGTCCGGCATTATCGTGATCGATATCGACCCGCGCCACGATGGCAATGCTTGGCTGGATGAGCACCGCGCCGAGATGCCGCGCACCCGCACCCACCGCACCCTGCAAGGCGGCCTGCACCTGCTGTTCAAAGACGGCGGGCACGGCATACGCAACTCGGCGGGCCGGGTGCAGAACGGCCGCAAGATCGGCGTGGCGCCGGGCGTGGATGTGCGGGGCAATGGCGGATGGGTGGTTTACCCGCCATCGGCTGGCTACAGCGTGCTGGATGACGCGCCGATCGCCGACATGCCGGACTGGCTGGTCGCGCTGTGCCGCAAGCCGCCGGCGGATGAGGCGCCCCCGGCGGCGCAGGTACGCCCTTGGTCAACTGTTTCCAAAAAGGAAATAGTTCGAGGCGACATCAGCCCCTATGGCCGGGCCGCGCTGGATAGCGCATGCGACGAAATCCGGCATGCGCCGGATGGGGCCAAGCATGACGTGATCAACCGTGTCGGGTATTCAATCGGCGGCTTGGTCGCGGCCGGCGAGCTCTTAGAGGGTGATGCGTTCCGCGCGCTGTCGGACGCGCTGGTGGACCTGCGCCCGCGCTGCCGCAATTTCCGCGCCGCCCAGGGCACGCTGGCGCGCAGCTTCAACGAGGGGAAGGGGCGACCGCGCGACGTGCCAGAGCACGCGCCAGAGCATTACACAGACACGTCGATCATCGCGCCATTCATGGCGAAGTTCGATGACCTGAATGCCGCCCTACAGCGCGCCGCGACCGCGAAACCGCTCCCGGTCAAGGATGTGATCATGGACGTGGAGGGCGCGCTTAAGCTGTTCGTGGATTATTGCGATGCAACCGCCATCAGCCCCCAGCCGTTCCTGGCCCTGGCCGCCGGCATCTGCGCGATCGGGGCACTGGCCGGGCGGAAGTACCGGACGCGGACGAACCTGCGCACGAACATTTATGCGGTCGGCGTGGCGGACTCTGGCGGCGGCAAGGATCATGCGCGGCGCCAGATCAAGGGGGTGCTGGCGGCCGGCGCCCTGACCGCCTATATGGGCGGTGAGGACATCGCCAGCGGCACGGCCATGATGACGGCGCTGTCCCGCCATCCCTGCGTGCTGTTCCAGATTGATGAGTTCGGCGACTGGCTGGGCGACGTGCTGGGTACGAAGTCCGCTCCGCACCGCAAGCAGATCGCGCAGCGCCTCAAGACGCTTTACAGCGCGGCAGGCAGCTTTGTGTCTGGCACGGAATATGCGGACCAGTCCAAACTGGGCAAGCCGCGCGAGGACATCCAGCAACCGCATGCCTGCATGTATGGCACGACCACCCCGCGGCAGTTCTGGAGCTCGATTGCCGATGCATCGATGGAGGATGGGCTTTTGGCGCGCTTCCTGGTGTTCGTCTCGCCCGAGAGTTATCCGGATGAGCGCGACCCGATCTATATTGACCCGCCTGCGGAGCTAGTCGCGGCATTCAGGACGATCGCAGACGGGCCGGCCGTTGATGGCGGGGGCAACCTTGGTGGTTTGATGTGCTCGACCACTGCGCCAGAGCCGCTTCTGGTTGGCATGACGGACGAGGCAGATGCGGCCTACAAGGCGCTACGCCTCCACCAGTTGGCGCGCCAGCGTAAGCACGCCGGCACCTATGTGACCGCCATTGCGGGGCGTCTGGCCGAGAACGCGACCAAGCTGGCGCTGGTGCGCGCCGTGTCGCGCGATCCGCATTACCCGACCATCACGCTGCAGGACATGACCTGGGGACGGGCGCTGGCGGAACATTGTATCGACACGCTGTTGCGCGAGGCCGGCGATAACGTGGCCGACACACCCTATGCGCGCAACATGCAGGCGGCCAAGAAGATCATCCGGAAGCATGGCCCCGTCACGCAGAGCGAGATGGTGCGCAAGGGCTGGGCGATCCCCGAGAAGGACCGCGCCGAGATTTTGCGCACGCTGCTGGACTCTGAACAGATCATCGCCACTGCGAAAGATGGCGGCATGGGCAAGGGGCGGCCGACGATCCGCTATTCGATCGCGGCGGAGTAGGCGCGGACGGCGCCGGCGGTTTTCCTGTTGCGGGACGCGATCTGCCATAGCTGACGGATCACCCGCATATTGTCGGCGAACACTTCATAAATCGGGCCATGATGGCTGTCCGCGCCGTCATGCACGCCGAATTCCGTCACACCAGCAAAATCGTCGCAATAAGTGCCGAACAGCCTGTCCCAAATTATCAGGTCCATGGTGAAATTTCGGTCAAGATGATGCGGCGCTGATGAGTGGTGTATGTGATGCGCGGCCGGGGGCACCAAAACCCAGCGCCCGAACCATCCCCATGTCGCCTTGATGCGCGAATGGATGATGAAGTCATAAAAGCTATTCAGCGCCGTCCAAACGAAGATGTATTCCGGACGAAGAACAAATGGCGCGGCAATCAATCCCAGCATTGTCGAATAAATCGCCAGCGCCATCGGATGGATGCGGTAATTGACCAGCGGGTTTAGGTCCTCGGCAGAATGGTGGAGGCGGTGTAAATTCCACCATACCCCGCGATGAAACAGGCGATGCAGCCAGTAGGTCGCGAAGCTGTAGAGCAAAAAGAACAGAGCGAAATCTACCGGCGCGCTGCCCGTGGTGAGGGGGTGGATATGAGCGCATAGCTTGGCGCCAATGGTGCGGAGCACCGGGCCCAGCCCGAATGTCCCGATGAATATGGGGAGGGGGCCGATGCCAAAGGAATAGATGGCAAAGAACACCAAATTTCCGAGATGGCCCCGGTCAAAGCGGCGCACGATCGCCAAAAATGAGGATTTTTCCCATCCAACGCACAGCGCTTCAAGCGAGAGAGCGAGCGCCGGTTGAAACATTGTGCTGATGATGCTCATTTTTAAGTTGTGACCTTTCGCGCTGGTTTGGTCAATCGTTGTAACAAAATCTTGACGCGCCTAGACTCTCCCGCCGCGCGGTGCTTTTGTTCACTCTATGTTCTCAAGCGAGCAAGCCCTTACCCGCTCGATCCGGGATCTGCGCGCCTGGATCCTGCATTTGCGGTGCGGGCGCTGCCGGCGCGAGGTCGCCGTAGAGCTCGAACGCTTCGTGCCACCCGATACCGTGAAGCGGACGCTTGGCGATGTCCTGCGCCGCGTGCGTTGTCGGAAGTGCGGCGCGCGACCGGATCACGCCATGATCACGGCGCGCGGGGGTGCCGGCCAGCGGGCCGGGTGTTATAACATGGACAAAAAGGGTGGCGTGCAGGTTATGTTATGGGCGCGCCGCTAGCCTTCGCCCCCCATACCCATGTCGGAGACAACGGCGGCGCTCATTAACTCAATAAGTTCTTTACTGATGCGGGCTGCAGCAGTCCGGGCGGGGATGGGCTTTCCTGATATGTCGCGCGGCAAAATGCCGGCCCGCAGCATGGCGCGTTCCAGGAGCGCCACATCATCACAACCACGACGCATCATCTCCCGCGCCGCCTGGGCCAGCATCCCTGACCGGGTAAAGCCATGCCCGGCAGCATAGCGGTCGATTTCGGCCAACTGATTTTCGGCCAGAGTGACATTAACGCGCACGGCTTTGCCGGGCGGCTCGAACCGCACCAGCACGCGCGCCACCTCATCCACTTCCGGGTCGGCCTCGATCGCGTCCAGGGCGCGCGCCTGGGGCAGCCCCTCGCCGTGTTCGAGCGCCAGTTCCAGATGAGCCTGCAGGGCGTCCTGCGCGCTGCTGGCGGCCTCCTGCACGGTGGCACCCACGCTCACGCATCCCGGCACGTCGGGGAAGAAGACGCCGAAGCCGTCTTCCCCCCGCTCGATGATCGCAACATAGAAAACTGCCATTTTACTGCCTCCTGATCTTTATGCCCGCCTGCCGCTCGATGCTCTTGATCGTCCCGACCGGCAGGTCGCGCTTGGGGTGCGGCACCGTGACGGAGCCGGGTTTCGTGGGGTGGCGGAAGTGGTGATGGCTGCCCGTGACCCGGACCAACTGCCACCCGTCCGCCTCGATGTGTCGAATGATGCCCTTGCTGTCCATGTGTGTATTTTATACACATCACGAAAGCAAGTCAACAAATGATGTGTATTTTATACACACTTAATTTTGAGCGCTGGATCACTGCAATAATAGGCCATTTTGCAATAATAGATGCAATAATAGAATTCGGAAGTTTGAAGTAATATCCTTAGTATATAT